AAGGTTAGAAGATGTTAATAAATTTTTTGAATTTGAAGGGGAATCTAGATGGATGAGTTTTTGNCCAAAAGTAAAAGAAGAATGGAGAGAAGTCTTATTAGCAATTACCCACGTAGATAATACAGCAAGAGTTCAAACTGTAACTAGAGAACAAAATGAATGGTTATATGATTTACTTACTGAATTNGATTCAATAAANGGNNTTGGTGTTTTATTAAATACTTCATTTAATGTAAATGGNAAACCNATANTAAGTACTTATAAAGATGCNTTNCAAATTTNTAATNATACTGCTNTAGATTGTTTATTAATAGAAGATTATTATATTAGAAAAGAAGTATTCCCTAAAAAATAAGAATATGAGTATAGAAGAATTAGTAGACAAATATGGTACAGACAAGAATTTAAGTAGATATACTCCCACTTATGAAAAAGTATTTAACCCCCGTAAAGAAGAGGTTACAAATCTTTTAGAAATAGGAATAGGTACTTTAAACCCTGAACACCCAAGCTCATTTCAGGGGATTATAGGGTTTAATCCTCACTATAAACAAGGTGGTTCACTAAGAGTATGGAGAGATTTTTTCCCAAACGCAAACATTTATGGGGTAGATATAGCTGAGGATTGTATGTTTGAAGAGGATAGAATTAAAACCTTTCTATTTGATTCAAGTGACCCTATTCAAAGCCATTACCAACTAAAAGGATTAGAGTTTGATATTATAATAGATGATGGAAACCATCACCCAGAATACCAGATTAAAACCTTAAGAAATTTATGGCCTCAATTAAAACCTAAAGGAGTATACTTTATAGAAGATGTTGGAGGTCAGCCAGGAAATGATGGACAAAGTAATTTATTAACCCAATATTTAGATGAATTAAAAGAAATAATAGGGGATTGTTACATTTTGGATAAAGGTAACCACGTTATTATAATAAAGGTAACTCAAGAAGAATATGAATTAATTAACAAAATTGAAAATCCTAAAAATTTACATAAAGATTATACTATAGTAACGGGGCTTTGGAATTTGTCTCGAGATGGGAGAGGGTTTGAAGACCATTATTTACCTAATTTTAAAAATATGTTGCAAATAGATGCCCCTATGGTAGTGTTTGTACCTAAAGATTTAGAAGAATTTGTAAGAGAAAATAGAAAAGGTAAACAAACTTATGTTAGGGTAATGGAATTGGAAGATATAAAAATTTTATATCAACCTTTTTGGGATAAAACNCAAAACTTAAGAAANAGTGAAGAATGGTTAANTGTTACGGGTGAAGGNGGATGGTTAAGAACATCACCTCAAGCNTTACTTGAATATTATAATCCTATAGTNCAATCCAAAATGTTTATGTTGAATGATTCTGTATGTTGGAATCCTTTCGACACAGANTATTTCTTTTGGTTAGATGCAGGTATAACNAATACNGTTTCTAAAGAAGATTTAGTTGATAATAATGTTTTAGATGTTTTACCTTCATTAGGTAACCCTTTTTTATTNTTAAGTTATCCTTATGAAAACTATGAAATTCATGGTTTTAAAACTGAGGGNATTGANANAATAATTGGTAANAAAACAGAATATGTTTGTAGAGGTGGNTTATTTGGTGGGCATAAAGACCAAATNCGAGAAACTAATGGGAATTATTACCATTTGTTGATGGAGTGTTTTGATAGAGGTTATATGGGGACTGAAGAAACTATATTTACCCTTTTATCTTATAGAGACCCTCACATTTACCAAAGAATAAATATTGGGGGAAGCGGTTTAATTCAAAACTTTATAAATGATGTTAAGGAAGGAACTTTAGAGATAACTAAAGAGGAACCCCCTATAAACATAAGTTATGAAAAAGTAACTGATAAAAATGTAGATGCTTTAAAAACCCACCTCTATATTCTAACTTTTAATTTTCCTGAGCAATTAGAGCATACTATAACTTCAATGAAGAAAACACCTGAATGGCTTGAAAAACCAAAATTATTTTTATTAGATAATTCCACAGATCCAAATGCTAAATTAGGGAATAGAGAAATAGCCAAACTTGAAGGGTTTGAATATATAGATTTAGAGGGGAATAGGGGAATAAATGGGGGTAGACAATTTGCATCCCAACACTTTGGAGAAAGTGATGCTGATTTTATGTTCTTCTTTGAAGATGATATGACATCCAACCCACCAGAATTGCAAGGACAATTTTGTAGAAATGGGTTGAGAAAATATATACCAAATCTTTATAATATAGTTCATAAAATAATGTTAAAGGAAAAATTTGATTTTTTAAAACTATCCTTTACAGAAGTATTTTTAGATAATAATACCCAAACTAGTTGGTATAATGTCCCCCAAAGTGTGAGAGATAGCGATTGGCCTCACTACCCTACACTTCCTACTATGGGATTAGACCCAAACACACCCCTAACCCAATTTAAAAATATAAATGTTTTAGATGGTGTAGCTTATATAAATGGTGAAATTTATTATTCAAATTGGCCCATGATTGTTAGTAAAGAAGGTAATCAAAAAATGTTTTTAGATGTTACTTGGGCCAATCCCTATGAACAGACTTGGATGTCTTATATGTACCAACAAACTAAAAAAGGTAAATTAAACCCCGCAGTTTTATTAGCATCCCCAATTTGGCATGATAGAATAAAACATTATGGGGCAAATGAAAGAAGAGAAAATTAATAATTAAAATAAAAAAAATGGAAAAACTAAAAAATTGGTTACTTAATTTAAAGGGAAGTTTTATTTGGACTAAAAGGGCAATACTTATACTTACGGCAATAATCTTATTCTTTACAGGGTTTAAATTTGTAGCAGGATTTCTTACAGGATTTATATTCCCTGGTTTATTAGATTCATTTGGAAAATTTGTTGAAATTTTATATTTAAAATTTAAAACTTATTTAGATAAAGATAAATTATAGGGTGTAGGGGTTATTATCACTAAAATTGTTAATTATAGGGTTTTTACTCCCTACCCGTGAGATTTTATGTAAATATAAGGGATGTAACTTTAACATCCCTTTTTAATATTTATAATTATATTAACATTTAAAATTAAAATATTTTGTTTTCAAAAAATCTTGCACAATGGAAAACCACAATAATGGGTTTGATAATCTTTGGGGCTGATATGTTCTATTGGATTACAAGGGAAGAAGTTGACAAAAATATATTTTTTGGGGCAATGCTTCTTAGTATAGCTTTACTTTTTGCATCTGATAAATTAATAAATGGTATTGGTGGGTTTATAGGGTATATTGGTAAAAAAGGAGAAAAAGAAGTTGATGATTTTGGGGGAGATAATGATTATGATAGACCTAGATACCGAAGAAGAAACAGGAATGAAGATGAAGATGAGGATGAAAAATTCCCTGAAAACTAATTTAAAAATAAAAATTTGAAGAAATATTTTCCCTATTTAATAGCTTTATCGGCTATTTCCATATCTTTTTCTGCTGCTTTTTACTCTATAAGTGGATTAAGTAAATTATTTCTTTAATAAAATCTAATTAATATTCCCCCTTCATAACCATTGATTAGAATCTTCATATTTATAACAAAATATAATATATGAGGGAATATAAGGGGAGACATAAAGGACTATCTAAAAAATATAAAGAGTTAATTTATATAGGGGCTAAATTTGGGAATTGGGAAGTAATTAGTGAAGAAGTAATAAAACACCCAACAACAAATAAAAACACAATTAAATGTAAATGTGTTTGTGGTGTTGAGAAAAATGTTGAGGTTTATAGCTTAAATATAAAAGGGACAATGGGGTGTTATAATTGTGGACATTCCAAAAAAGGAAATGAGCATCCTAATTTTAGAGGGTATAAAGAAATCCCCAAGAAATGGTTTAGTAGATATACTAGTAGGAGAAAACAACCCATAGATATTAATATAGAAGATGTTTACAATTTATGGGTTAACCAAAATAAAAAATGTGCTTTAAGTGGGGTAGACATATCCTTTAATAATAATTCCCCAAACCAAAAAAACTATAGATGTAACGCTTCTTTAGATAGGATAGATTCCTCAAAAGGTTATATAAAAGGAAACACACAATTATTACATAAAGATATTAATAGAATGAAAAGTGATTTTGGGGAGAATTACTTTATAAAAATGTGTAAATTAATAACGGAAAATAAATGAAAAATAAATGGATGCCTTGGGTAATATTATTTGTAGCCCTAGGTTTAAGTACAACAGCAGCTTCATATAGTATTTATGGCCTCTCCTTATTATTTGCAGGAGCCTCAACAGCTGTAATTATTATGGGGGGATTTTTAGAAGCATCTAAACTTGTAATAGCTTCACTACTTTACCAGTATTGGGATAACATCAATAAAGCATTAAGGGCGTATTTAACAACAGCTACACTGGTTTTAATACTTATTACCTCAATGGGCATATATGGGTTTTTAAGTGCTGCATATCAAGAAGTTTATCAAAAAACCTCTATACAAGAAAATGAAATTTCATATTTACAACAAAAAGAAAATTATTATGCCCAAAACGTTGCGAGGTATGATTTAGAATTAGATAGAATATCTAAGAATATTGCTACCTTATCCACTTCCAAAGCTACCCAAATCCAAGTTAAAGATAAAAATTCTGAAAATGGTTTAAGAACATCAGTTTCTACAGCCGAGTTGAGAATGGCTTCAAAACGGATAGAAGTTGAAGAGAAAAATAGGGTTGANGTAGAAAANAAAAGAAATGTTTCTTCTGATAGCTTACAAGTTTACCAAAATAAAATATTAATTAAAAAGAATGATTCTGAAGTTGTTGGTGAATTAGGCCCTCTAAAATATCTTACTGAGCTTACAGGGGTGGCAATGAATAAAATAATAAATGTTTTATTATTAGTTATAATATTTGTTTTTGATCCTTTAGCTATTGCTTTAGTTATAGCTGCTAACTATGCTTTCTCCTTAGGTCATAAGGTTAAACCCCATAAACCCATATTTCTCCCTAAAGAAGAAGAAGATATAGAGGAAGTTTTAAATACCCCCCATTCAACCCCTCATATTAAAGACTATGACCCAACTGAAGATATTTTATCTATAAAACAAAGGTTGAAAAATACTGCCCTATCAAGTTGGAGAAAACGAAAACTCGAAGAACAATTAGAAAAACTACAATCCTCAAAACACTAGGCTCTCCACAGAGCCTTTTGTATATTCACACGTATTAATGATTAAATAATTAAAGGTTATGTCAAAATTTCAATTTAAACAGTTAGATAAATTTGTTAAAGATTTAAATGGGTTAGCAGATTATTTAGAGTCTGCCAAGGAAAATGGTATTTCACCTAAACAAGCACTTGCTAATTATAAATTAAAACAAAAATTTAATAAATAAGAGTTATGGTACTTTCAGCAGAAAATTTTATTAAAAATAACTATAACATTCACTTTACAGATAGAGGTGATGGTATTATGTATACTGAAGATGTAGAAGCTGCTTTAATTGCATTTGCAAAAGAACATGTTAAAGAAGCATTAGAACAAGCTGTATTGGCCAAAAGTGGAGAAACTAGCCATGAATGGTATCAAACAAATGATTGCCCTGAAGGAAGATGGATTCCTAAAAATACTACAAATGCTATTTCAAATGCTTACCCTGAAAGTAATATATATTAATTATGCCCTTACTAGAATTTACAAGTTTAAATAAACACGGTAATTTACGTACTAGAATTATCCATTCTAAAGGTGCTTTTGGGATTAATCCTAAGGGTTTAGGAAGTTTTATTCATGTTAATACATTTAAATATGAATATAACCATCCTGTATTACCTCCTAATTTATTTGTTTTAAATGGTAAGAAATATTTAATGCCTTATTGGAGAGAAGTAGATATTAACACTGAGGTAAGTGATATATTTTGGAACAGACCTATAAAAAAACAAATTGAAGTTATAAACCATAAATTTCTTTCTTCAAAAGGAGACGTGACTTATAACACAAAAGAAACTATATTCCCAAACGGTGAAATAAAATATAGCTGTAGTTGTGTAGGTTCAAAGGTTTCTAAAGATGGTGAATGTAAACATATTAAAACTGTGAAGAGTAAAATTTAATTAAATTAGTGGATGGGATAACTTATATATACTACTTGCATAAAGGTGATAATGTTCCTTTTTATGTGGGGAAGAGCAATAACCCTAAGCAAAGATTCCACATACATAAAAGAACTTTTGGTGTTGGAACTGAATTGGGAATTTTAGATGAGGTTTTAAGGGTAGAATGGAAATTTTGGGAAATATATTGGATTGAACAATTTAAACAATGGGGATTTGTATTAAAAAATAAAAATAAAGGGGGAAATGGCATAAATGGGTTTGAGTTGTTGGGTAAAGCCCATACCTTTAATACTAAACATAAAATGAGTTTGGCAAAAATAGGAAAACCCTCAAATAGGAAAGGGAAACCTTGTAGTGAACTCCATAAACAACGTTTAAGTGAATCTATGATAAAAAAAGAAAGTAGCCCTTTAATAGGGGTTCATTATCATACCAAGGAATCTAAAGAAAAGATTAGTATAACTCATAAAGGGAAACAAATAAAAGAAAACCACAAAAAAATAATTTCCAAATCCCAAAAAGGAAAAACCTTAAGTGAAACCCACAAAAAGGCTATTAGTGAGGGGTGTAAAAGAAAAAAAGGGACAAAATATATAAAAAATGAAAAATATTAAAATAAGCCATGAAGTTCCTCTCTGCCTTTTAGAAGAGAGTTTAGAATTAAATGATTTCCAATATGCATTACCCCATTTATTAGAATCTGATGAGGTGTATAAAAACCATTTTTTAAAATGTAAAGAATTGGGGATTGAAATATATCTTGATAATAGCCTCCACGAGTTAGGGTATTCCTTAGATGATAAAACTCTACTAAAGTGGGCCCATATTCTTAACCCTTCTACCCTAATAGTACCCGATGTTTGGGAAGATAAAACCCAAACCTTAGTAAATGCTAAACATTTCCTCCAATATGAAATACCAGAAAATACAACTTTAATGGCTGTAGTTCAAGGGAAAAATTATATTGAAATGTATGAGTGTTATTATTTATTAAAAGAATTAGGGTATAAAAAAATAGCTTTTTCTTATGGTGCTAGTTATTATAACGTTTTAATTAACCACCCAAATGAAGCTTTAGGTAAAGCCTTAGGAAGGATAAGGACTATAAGTAGCCTTTTTAAAGGAGGCATAATTAAAAAAAATGATAGAATCCATTTATTAGGATGTTCTGTACCCCAAGAATTTAGTTGGTATTCAGATATGCCCTTTATAGAATCTATAGATACTTCAAATCCTGTAATGGCTGCCTTAGAAGGTTTAGCTTATACTTATTCTGGGTTAGACAAAAAACCTACTACTAATTTAAATAATAGTTTCGGAGTAAAGAGGAGTGAAGTAAATATGAATCTTGTTATTCATAATACTCAAATGTTTAAACTAATTAATAACTTATAAAAATGGAAGAAGAATTAATATCATTGTATGACTATTTAGGAAAACCTGCAGGCCCAGAATTGGGGGCTAGTGTTGCAAAATGCGCTGTAGCTAATAAGGAAAAAATAGGGAATAAACCTGTTGAAAATCCTAAATTTGTAGGTAAAGTTCTTACTTATAGAAAAGAATTTTTAAATAATTATTTTTATACTGCAAAAAGCCATTATTAATGACTATCTGTCAATTCTTAAAAAAAGTTATATTTGGTGAAAAAAAGGTAGAAATAAAAAGTTTTTCCCCAAATTATGATTTTAGAACCATGAGCAAAGAAGAATTAGCTCTTGGTGAGATAATAAATGATTATAGAATATCTAATGGGTTAAAACCTTTATTCTATGAAATGACTCATTATGGAGTTTCTACAAAAAGAGTAGAGTATTTTGTCTCAAAACCACCTGATACAACATTGTCTCATGAAGGGTTTTCAAAAGATATTTCTGAATTATATTCTATGGGGTTACATGTTGCTGAAAACATTGCTTTTGGTTACGGTACAAAGGAAGGTGTTTTAGAAGGATGGAAAAGATCATACTCACATAATAAGGCTCTATTAAAACCAGATTGGGAATTTACAGGAGTATCAATTAAAGAAGATTCAAATGGGAGAAAATATTATTGTCAAATATTTGGTAAAAGGATAACAAAAAAATAAAAGTTATAGATATGAACGAAAAGGCAAATATAAACGAGGCTTATGATAAGGGGTTAAGAATGATACAACACCCAAATGCAATCAAGTTAGACCACGTAGAGCCTTTGCTAAATTATATTACAAATTTTAGGAAAATGTTTGTAGATGATAATTATAGAGATTCTAGAGGAAATTTTACCTTAGGTTATTTATTTCATGAATCTTTAAGAAAGGAATTTTATAAGAATTTTAAAAAAGATAAATGCTAGAATCTCTATACCATTTTTTAGGAATATGTGGGGAACCCCACTTTAGGGTTGTAGATTTATTTCAATATTATGGCCCTATAATAGAAACTTATAACACGTTTAGAACCTACGTGTCTAATTTAATACTGGTTCCTTTAAAAAATTTATTTTAATATGCCAAAACAAGCAGTTTTATCATTATCAGGAGGAATGGATTCCTCTACATTACTATTACGTTTACTTTCAGAAGGTTATCAAGTAACAGCCTTATCATTTGATTATGGGCAAAAACACAAAGTTGAGTTAGAGAGAGCTCAAGAATTAGTAAATTATATTAATAATAATCCTATTAGATTTGGCCATGCTGATATGGCGCCTGGAGGATTTTTTGAAATTTACCCTCAAGTTAGATACCAAGTAATTAAACTTGAGGGTTTATCTAATTTATTAAATTCTTCATTAGTTGAAGGTGGAAAAGATGTTCCCGAAGGGCACTATGAAAATGAAAATATGAAGGAAACTGTTGTCCCTAATAGAAATAAAATTTTCTCTTCAATAATCCAAGCCGTAGCTCTATCAGTTTTCAAGTCCACAGGAGAAAAAGTTTATATTTCCCTTGGAATTCATGCAGGAGACCATGCTATTTATCCTGATTGTAGACAAGAATTTAGAGACATCGACCACCAAGCATTTATTGCTGGAAATTGGGATGCTGAAAATGTTGAATTTTATACCCCTTATTTAGATAAGGATAAATTTGGTATTTTAAAAGATGGTTTAGAATGTTGTTCTATTTTAAGATTAGATTTTGATGAAGTTTATAAAAGAACTAATACATCTTATAAACCAATTTTTATTAAAGAAGAACACTATGACCCTACCTCATTAGAAAAGGTATCTAATAAATGGTATTCAGATTATAAATCAGCATCATCAGTTGAAAGAGTTGAAGCATTTATCAAATTAGGGAGACCTGACCCTGTAACTTATGCCAATGAGTTTGGCACTGTTGATTGGAATACAGTAAGAACATATGTTTTAGATTTGTTATTTAAGCATGCTAAAAACTAATGTTTAAAAAATTCCAAGACTTTAATTTAAGTCTCTAATATTAATTTATTAGGGACTTTTTTAAATTTATAAAAATCTATTAAAATAATTAGTTAAATTTTAGGTTATCCGAAGTAAGAATCGTATATTCAAGGGTAATAAGAAATTAATAATTAAAGGTTATGAAACTAAAAGTAGAAGTTAAAGAAGTAAAAGAAGTAGAAATTACTTTACCTGCATTCTTCAAATCCTCATGTCAATATTATAAAATTTATTCCGAAAAGAATTGTATTGCTGTTTGTGAATTAAATGGTAATTATACAATTATGCAAGCACATGCAGAGTTAGCAATTCATGGGGAGCATGTAGAAATTACTGAAAAGGAATTTAATAGTGCTTATAAAAGAGTAGAGAATAAACTTAAAAATTTAACAAGATTATAATTTAAAGGTTATGGCTAAAACTAAAGGTAAAAGAGGTAGACCAAAAAAAGAAGCAGGAGCTCCTGTAAAACCTCATGGTAAAAAAGGGAGACCTGCTTTACCTAAATCTAAAAGAATAGATTATAAAATAGGAGATAACCTTTCTGTTGAATTTGCAGGTGGGGTTGAAAAAGGAAAATTAATGAGTATTGAAGTACCTAAATGGGGGGATAGTAGTGAACCCTTTTACACAGTTTTTGATGGGAAATTTAATTACCCTATTTTATATGAAGCTATAATTGGTAAAATTAAATAATATGAGTATAGAAGAAACTATAGATAAATTTATGTTGGAAGTATTACCTTTAACTACTAAATTAGATAATGGTTTACTTAAAACACAATTATGTACATTCCTTGAATGGTTAAAAAATAAAGAACATGGCAATTTTTAGAGGAAAAGGAACACCTGGAGAACCAGGATTTGAAATGGAAGAATTTAAAGGCTTTCCTGTTTCAAGATGTGGTAGATATTGGGGAAATGGCCCTGTTGATAGGGATGGATATCTAATTGTAGAAAATAGTAAACCTATACCCTTAAAAAATAGAAGTAAATATCATAAATAATATTAGGTTACCTAAAATAAAGTTCATATATTCCAGGGTAATAATGATTAAATAATTAAAGGTTATGAAAATAATAACAGAATCACAATTTATAGCATATAAGTTAGTTCTTACTAAACTAGCCTCAATGTTACCAGAATATTATGATGTTTTAAATGATATTCAAGAAAGTTTAAAAGAAAAAGTAATGAAATAGTAAAAATAACTTGGATTACCGGAGTATAATTCGTATATTTGAGTCTGAAATAATAAAAACAATTAAAGGTTCATTTAATGTTTAATAACTAAAAGGAAAAAGATGAAAAGATTTTATTAAAGAATGTATTTTTAGAAAGGGGTTATATATGTATAACCCGCAAATTACAAGTATTAGAACATTATTATAATTAATAAAATGAAAACTCAATTAAACCAAATAAATTTACATAAGCAGCCGACGCAATCGTGGGAGGGCAGATGTATGGTCATTAATGGGCTTGGATTAGCGATTAGTTATAATGATACATTTAAAAACAAAAACCGGGGAGTAATGAATTAAAAAATCATTACACTAATTAAACAATTAGAAAACCCGGACTGAAAGTTCGGGTTTTTTTTACAAGGGGCTGTAGCTAAATTGGATTAGCACCTCGTTTGCAACGAGAAGGATGTGAGTTCGAGTCTCATGAGTTCCACAACAAATTGTTCATTGACATATTGGAAAAACAAAAATTAAACAACAAAATCCTACCTTACAATATACCAAACGTAAGGTAGGTAAATGGAAGGCATCCGGCTGGATGAGGGGCTGCACTTGAAATGCAGTAGAGGTTAATAGCCTTTGTGGGTTCGAGTCCTACGCCTTCTTCGAATTGGGTTTTTTATAATTTCGCCCCATATATGGTTAGTTAAAGGCCCTTTAAAGGAGAATATGCTAATAAATGGATTATAATGACAAACAGGAAAGACTGTTAACTTGTCCTATTGTGTAATGGTAGCACACCTGATTTTGGTTCAGACAGTAAAGGTTCGACCCCTTTTAGGACATCAATATTAACTAGATATTGGGGAGCCCGGTACCCCGCCACATTTGGGATGTGGAGAACTCGCAGGTTCGAATCCTGCTATCTAGACACAGCAATGTTTACGGGAAACATGCTTAGGTCTTTTAAGATGGGGTTGAAACCTAAATCCTCGCGAGTAAATTTAAGACATCCCGGCAAATTTCCTGGGTGGGGCCAGGATATGCCCTCTTAGCTTAGTTGGCTAAAGCAGCGCTCTTTTAAAGCGAAGATCATCAGTTCGAGTCTGATAGGGGGTACAAAACCATAGCTTTGCATGTTTACTATGGAAATTAAAAAACGTGTCTATGCAGGTGTAGTGTTAATGGTAGCATGCAAGCCTTCCAAGCTTAGGGAGCGGGTTCGAGTCCTGTTACCTGCACAATAAGGGAGAAATAGAGATTCCTAAATTACGTATAAAATATCCTATTTGACATCCGGAAAGACGGAAATTGCTCTTAAAGCATTGTTGGTGATGTGCCCGGTTTGTACCCGGATTAGTGGGGTTCGATTCCTCATAAGAGCTCTAAAATTGCCCCAATGGCGTATCGGAAGCGTATTTGTTTTACATGCAAAGGGGGGTGGTTCAATTCCACCTTGGGGTACAAATTATAAAAATAAGTTCGATTTTAGCTCCTAAGTTCGATATTTATAATAAAATAATATCATGACAACAAAAGAAAAGGTTTTAAATTATAGGGAAAATGGTTGTAGTATACCTGAGATATGTGAAAGGTTAAATATTTCGAAAGGAACTGTGGGTTACCACCTAAAGGGGTATAGGGGTTTAAATTATAAAAAAAGAATCTGTAAAACCTATGTTGACATAAGAAATGCTTATGGTGATGAAATAATTTTACTTTATAAAAATAAAAAAAGTATAGTTTTTATATCCCAAAATTATAAAGTTAGTCAATTCTTTATTATAAAATTTTTAAAGGAGAAAGGGATTTATGTTAAAAATAATAGAAAACTTGATATAAAAAATTTATTGGAGGGAAAAGTGTTTTACAAAAACCCTTATTATAGCAATATAAACCACCCAATTAAGGAGTATATAGCATTAAATAAAATCCTCGACTATAAATGTGGGGTTTGTGGTATATTAGAATGGAATGGAGAAGATTTAAATTTAGAGTTAGACCATATTGATGGGGATAGAAATAATAATAATATAGGGAATTTAAGGTTTATGTGCCCTAATTGTCATTCACAAACTACAACATATAAAGGAAAAAAGAGAAAAAATTAAATAGGTCCTATGAGTCCGACTGGCGCGCGGAATTTAGGCTGTCACCCTCCAAAAACGAGAGTTCAAATCTCTCTAGGACCGCAAAATTAAAATTAAAAAGCCGTAGTTGAGCAGGTGGTGAGCTTAACAGTCTGTAAAATTGTTGCCTTTAGGCTTTGTAGGTTCGATTCCTACCTGCGGCACAGAGCTTAGTTAGTACTAAAATCGCGTTAATTACTTAGGTAATATAAGATGAAGTACACTTGGTGGTATCGTCTAACGGTTAGGACATAAGGTTTTCATCCTTAAAATCAGAGTTCGATTCTCTGTATCACTACAAAATTAACTATAAATTTAAAATTATGAAAAAAGGTATCATTGGGCGAATGTGTTAAAACATTTAAAACCCAAAAACCATGGAAACACTTTTAACAAAAGTAATTACCAAATCCTCTAGCAAAATTGGAGGTAGCAACAAAAAGAAAGGGAGAAACAGCCAAAAATGTGCTCGTTACAAATTACTAAACGTTAAATTAACTAACAAACGTAAAAAAGTAGCTAAACACGTAGCTAAACACCCTAATGACTTAGATGCAGTAAAAAGCATCTAAAAACCCAATGTTTTCATATGAGTTTCATTTCAAAAAACTCAATCCAGGGGTAGTAGCGCAGTTGGTCAGTTCGCGTTGGTCTGAAAAACCAAAGATGTAGGTTCGATTCCTACCTTCCCCACAAACCCTATTCGTCTAATTTCCTTTAGGACGCTTGTCGCGCAAGAGATTTAGGTATGGAATCCTAAATGGGTTTATTTGGGTTGGTGGCTAAACGGTTAAAGCGCCTGACTGTTAATCAGAAGACTGTGAGTTCGAATCTCACCCTTCCCTCAAATTAATGAATGGACATGTAGTTTAATGGATAGAATTTTGGTGTACGATACCGAAGATAAGAGTTCGAATCTCTTCATGTTCTCAAAAAAATCGTAATAAAAGAAGAGTAATTAACTTCGGCAGGTTAATCGATATCCTGCAACTCCTCATGTATTTCAGCCCGGTTAGAATATTTCTCTGATAAGGAAAAGGTCGTAGGTTCAAATCCTACCATGAGGACAAAAAAATATGATGGGAGAGTCATAATAGACCACGCCGTATAGCAGTTAGTAGTTAACGCACATCATATTTTTAATTTAGTAGAGTACTCAAACGGTAAAGAGGCTTGTTTGCTAAACAAGTAGGGTGTAAAAGCTACGTGGGTTCGAACCCCATCTCTACTACAAAAAGTGGATAAAACGTATGGTAGCCACAAGGAAGCTAGCTCCTACCATGCTCCAGGCGATATAGTTCAGAGGTAGAACACTTCCTTCATATGGAATAGGTCGAGATTTCGAAATTCTCTATCGCCACAAAAATAAAAAATTATTAATTTCAAGTTATTGAGGAATAGGGGGTGTCCCTCTGAAATCAGTATTTTTTTCATATTATGATAGGAATTTATAAAATCACTTCTCCAACCAATAAGATTTATATAGGCCAATCTGTAAATATTGATAGGAGATTTAATAAATATAAAAGATTAGATTGTAAATATCAAATTCGTTTATATAATTCATTTAAAAAACATGGTGTTGATAATCATAAATTTGAAATAGTTGTACAATGTTCTATTGGTTTGTTAAATTATTTTGAAAGAATTTGGCAAGATTATTATGATGTTTCTTCTAAAAAGGGTTTGAATTGTATGCTTACAAAAACAAATGACAGGAGTGGAAAATATTCTGATGTGGTAAGAAAAAAAATGAGTGATGTAAAAAAAGGAAAACCTAAATCAGAGGAACATAAATTAAAAATTGGATTAGCACACAAAGGAAAATATAGGTCAGAAGAATCTAAACTCAACATGAAAGGAAGAATAGTATCCTATGAAACACGAATAAAAATTAGTGAAGGGAATATAGGAAAAACAATAACCGAAGAAACGAGAAAAAAAATGAGTGATTCTGCTAAAGGGAATAAAAAAAGGTTAGGATTTAAACATTCTGAGGAAACGAAATTAAAATTGAGAAAACCTAGAACAGAAGAAACAAAAATAAAAATGAGTAAAGCGAGAAAAGGAAATAAATATTCTGGAATAAAAAATATAAATAAGTGGGAAAATTTACCTTAAATGCTAACGGTTAAAGTCCAATAGGAGGTCAGCTTATTTTAATATGGTGTTAATAGCTTAATGGTAGAGCGTTTGCTTGTGGGGCAAAAGGGTGTCGGTTCGAGTCCGATTTTTCACCCAATTAAAAAACTAATTAAGCGAAGTTCCTCCTATGCGATTGGAGTTTTAGATAGCTTATCAGTCTCTGTGGTAAAATTGGTAGACACATTCTTTTGTATATGAATGTGTCTTTACCCCTATTTCATATATTTATAATAAAATGAAATATTTAGCCTTAGAAAAAATAGAATTAAGTAGGGAAGAATTTATAGAGTTATGTAACAACAATGATATAGTTGACGTCCTTAGAATTACTAATTTACATAGAAACACTTTCTCAAAGTATGCCAAATCCTTAGGATGTTATAATACTAACCAAGGGGGAGGGAATAAATCAAAAAATATACCACCTCAAAAGTGGGATTTAGATTTGTGGGGTAGTGATAGTTTTATGGATATAGGGAGAGGCACAATTAAAAGATGGGTTTTGAGATTAAATTTGTTAGAAAAAAAATGCAATAAATGTGGTTTAAGCGAATGGTTAGGACAAGAAATTCCTCTAGAATTAAACCATATAAACGGGAAAGGGGGAGACCATAGAAGAACAAATTTAGAACTTATATGTCCTAATTGCCACTCTTTTACAGATTCATACAGAGGAAAAAATAATAAAAGTCTTCTTGAGTTTAAAGAAAGAAAAAAAATTAATGACAAAAAATATAGAGAAAAAAATAAAATAA